GCGTTGGTGTTGTTCGTGTTCCCAGGTTTGGAGGGATGCTAGGCAGTAGGGGCAGGGTTGCATGTGGCCTCCCTCGTTCAGAGGTGGGCGTGCCGCGATGTGCTTGGGGGCCACGGCTGGGTGAGTGTCACCCGTCTGGTCGCCATCAGGACACTCAAACGCTCGCGGTAAGCCAACAGCAACTCACACTGTGTCGGTTCCAGGCCGTCAAGGGCACGAGGATCGGTCCGTCGCTGAAGCTCGGCGCGAGCCTCGGTCGACAACTGGGTGGCCCAGCGATGAAACACGAGTCCGCTAAGAAGCGTCACTCCCGACGACGTGTCGATCACTCGTCGCACGCGCGAGCGCAACTGCTGGACGGCAGGGTGATCGCCAGGCAGCACGCCCGTCAGTACGTCGTCTGCGATCTCGTCGCGAAGCCGCCAGAAACGATGGCGATGCAAACTGCGCGCGAACCACCGCGGCACTGTGAACAGTGCGACGACGATAGTTACGAAGATGGCAGCCCAGATGAGAACAGCGCCCAAGACCATGTTCAGAAGCACTCTATGTGATTCGTCGGCGTTTTGGAGAGGTAGGGCAGCCCTTCGGCCCAGCAGCTTGCGGGGCTGCCCTACCCGAAACCAACATTCCCCCTACATGGGGATGGGCTGCCCAACATGAGTGTTGGAATCATAATCCCAACCGTGTGTTTCGTCAATGACCTGCTCAGAGGGCAACTCCGAAACTCCGAGTTCAGGCTGCACCGGCTATCTATTCCGGTTAACCGGAAGCGCCCGAGATGTGCACGGTGCGCTGCGGCATCGATGTGAGGAAAGCGGTCGGGGGCCGGCGAGAGCCTGTCTGAACCGGATGACCGGCCCCCAATAACCCACCCGCTGGTCGGGGCGGCCGTTCCAGGCCGCCTCGTCCAGCATCATCGGGGTGCGAGCAGATTCGCCTGCGGGTCACTTAGACGGGCCCCGGAGGGGTTTGATTCCCACGCACTCCACGATCAGGGTACCACCCGACTAGGTAGGCCAGGCACACCCCAGGTTTGGTTGCTACTGGTCCAGGCGCAGGACGATCTGCCCGAGGCGATTGAGCCTGCGGTCCAGGAAGTTCCTGACGTTGCTGTTGGTATGGCTGGTCCCGAACCCGACAAGCCCTGCGTCGTTGTCGAAGTAGGCAACGTCCGGCCCGTCACCACCCAGCCGTTGACGCACGTTCTGCGCCCATCCGGCCGCCTCTGTCTCGATCGGCCCGGCATCGGCGGTCGCCGGGAGCGCCTTCGCCTTCACGGCGATCTCGGCGCCCACGGTGAGCAGCACGCCGAGATCGCCGCGGAGACGGTGACGGGCCCGATCGCGTGCCCACAACACGACGAAGACGAGCAGGCACCCAACGAAGCCCACCGCGTAGACCACGGCCGTTGTGTCCCCGACGAGCGCAGCAGTCATGCTGCGCCTTGCCGCACCGAGTCGGGATGATACCGGGCGATCAGAACACGGACCTGCTTGTCGATCCGACCCCGATCATCCCGAGCTCGGACAACCTCAGGGTGAGGGACAGTCCCCAACGCGGCTCGTAGCTCCCCACACGGCCGGCAGAGGACATCTTTGGGGTAACGGTCCATGTCAGCAAACGCGAACAGGCGTGCCCTCTGGTGTGCTACACACACCGGCTCACCAACCTCGACTTCTTCGGGGCTGTCTTTCCATTCGGTCGAGTAGGCGCGTGCCATGCGTGCCAAACCACCGATGAGAGCGCCCAGGTTCATCGCTTTCGCGTCGAACTGTCTGTGGGCCTGGTCGAAGTGGGCGGGTTTGCCGCCCTTCAAGGCGCTGCGTGCTGTCGGGTCGGAATGGTCGCTACCTGGGATGCCGCCTGTACCGCCAGCGGAGAAGCCGTGCCCACCCCAACGGTGGAGACGGTCACGTACCAGCATCCACCGGGGGATCGCTTTACCTGGTTCCCCTTCACGGTGGGGGGGGACGATCTGCTCTTCGAGGAAGTCGAGATGTTCACGGACCGAGTTCAACAGGCGCGCGAACTGCTGATCCCTCATAGTTGCCCCTTCTCTGAGTCGACCACCCACGCTTCGATTTCGTACTCCCTGGCGATTTGCCAGTACCCGTCTCCCCCTTCCCAGGGGCGGCCGCCGCTAACGGCTTGCGCCTTCTCTAACGTCGAGTACACGCCGTACACGCCGTACTGGTCGTAATCGTTCGGCATGAGCACAAACACTGTCGTCGGCTCAGCCATTAGCTGTCTCCTTGTTCTCAGACCCGGAACCGAACGGGTGCAACACCAGATTCCCCTGACCGTGCGTGTTCGGTGACCAGCCCATCGCCCGCACAGCGAAGACGGTCGGGGGACGGGCTGCCACCCTCAACGCACGGCCGAGCGTGCCAGTCCAAGGGTTGCTCGTCGGTGAGGAGAAGTCGCCTCTCACGGCGATCACTTCTTCTCCTCGCGGGTGGCGGCGAGCACGGCAACAGCCGCATCGTCGGCTTGCGCGCAACGCACGAACACCTGCTCCATCGTCATCGACCACGGAGTCAGAGTCTCAGGATGGTTGGGCCACGGTGTCGCCAGCCGCGGCTTCACCACGACGACCGCCAGGAGCAGGTCGTGAAGTGCCGCCGATGCCGCGGCGAGGGCTTCTCGGAGACGGACAACCTCGGCGTCCGCGGCTTCTAGCCACTCTTTTGGGACCAGGACTACGCCTCGCAGCTTCTCTGCCGCAACGTCCGCCTCGTCGGTCACGGCTTCTCCTCGTCTGCGTGTCCTGCGAACGGGTGCAACACCAGATTCCCCTGACCGTGCGTGTTCGGTGACCAGCCCATCCCCCGCACAGCGAGGAACCGCGGGGGATGGGCTGCCACCCTCAACGCACGGCCGAGCCTTCCAGTCCAAGGGTTGCTCGTCGGGGAACAGAAATCGCCTCTCACGGCTTCTCCAGGCGCGACGTGCCCGTCGCGACCTTCGACCAGGCGCCGTCCTTCTTCTTCGAGACGCCGTACCAGTAGCCGCCGCCATTCCAGTGGATGCTGACGTTGCGAACGATGACGAGATCCCGCCCCATCATCGCCTCGTCACCCACCTGGAACGGCGCCTCCTCGATCTGCGCCGCACGCAGACGGTTCTCCGCCTCAGCGAGCTTCACCCTTGCGTCACCCACACGGGCCTTCAAGTCGTCCACGCGCTTACTCACGGCTTCTCCTTGGGGATGACGGCCCCACAATCGACGCAGACGCCCGTAGAGACATCCCAGCAATGCCCGTCCCACCTTCCGCGACACAACCACACCCAAGCGCTCCGCAACCAACACCATGCACTCACGGCTTCTCCTCCTCGCGGGTGGCGGCGGCGGGCGAGTAATGCACTCGGGCGCAACGCGGATTAGAGCAAGGGCAAGAGCCATGCTTCGCGAGCTCCCAACTGTGTCCAGAGCCGCACCAGCAAGTGCCGTTGCTCACGTCGTGACTGGCTCCACGGGGGCCACGGCTGCGTACAGGTCTGAGAATGTGCATTTCGGCTTCTCCTCGCAGGTGACTCCATGAAGCGGTCGAGGGCATCTCCTCGTCTGCGTGTCCTGCGAACGACCCGAGGTCCACCACCCGACCAGCCGACGCATCAGCCACCCCACGCACCAGCGACGCGTTCTCTGGAACCGCGACCGTGACCACGGGCCGCACAGTAAAAACGGGGGCATGGAGATGCGCGTAACTGTCGTCGTCGTTGCCGACATACACCCATTCTTCGCCCTCAGGAATGCCCCACCCGACTTGGGTGAGTCCAATCGCTTCCAGAGCTGCCCGAGCGAGACGGAAAAAGTCGGGAGCGTAGTCAGGTATCCCAAACGCCATCGGGTCCTCGTCCTCCAAGTCGGAAAACGCGTTCCCGATTCGTTTTACGAGTTCTTCTGTGATGTCGCTCACGACTTCTTCTCCTCTTCGATTTCTCGACGTGCGCCATCGAGGGCGGCTCGCAACCCAACATCGTGCTCCCACGGTCCTACACGCGCTGCGCGGTAGAGCGCGGCGAGGGCTTCTCGGAGACGGACGTTCTCCGCTGACAGTTGTTCGTTGAGATCCATCTCGTTCGCCCACTTGGCAGCGAGGTCGAAATCACTCACGGCTTCTCCTCCTCGGGCTTCCGAGTCTCCACAATCACGCCGACCTCCGACGAGGCTGATACCCACGCGCACCCGCCGGCTCCGACCGCGACGGATTGCACGACTCGCACCGGTAGGCAGCCTCACCATCCCGTTTCGCTACCACCCGCACCCCCAACCGCACATCACCACCCACCGTCTGGTACGACTCGCCGACCATGACTTCCACCCACCCACTGTCCAAGCATTCGCGGCACGTATAGAACTTCGGGGTGGTCGGGACGCCACGGACGAGGCCGAGTTTCGCGAGGAGGTCACGCACTTCTGTCGGGTTCACCGAATACCGGGAACCGGTCATCGGACTGCCGCCCTCGGGGTGCGGGCCGTCTGATCATCCTGCGCCTTCAACATCCAGTTATCCCACGCCCGATCCCAATCCTGATATTTCGCACCCTTCGACTCGGCCCACGCCAAGAACCGATCTGTTTGGAGTCGCCAGTCGATGAGGGGGCATCGGTCTTCCACCCACGTTTGCATCCCGTCAGTGACACCCCAGCCGTCAGGACAAGGCACGGCGGTCTTGCGTTTGTCGTGCGGTCCTAGCGCGGGTGCGGCGACCGGCGAAGCTGGCGCCTCCCCCTCCATTCCCTTCCATTCCCCTTCCCCTTCAGGGCAGAGAGAATCGGGAGCCTCTCCGGAGGATTTCGGGAGGACCACGGTAAGGGGGTGGAATGGCTCCGAAGGGTTCGGGAGTCGCGACGGGGACGGATGCGAAACCCTCTGATGTTCGGTGAAACCGGGGACGACGAGTAGCGACGCGTCACCCACCGTGTACCGGTACGCGAGGTCGGCACGTTCGAGCTCCGCTGCCCACGCGTCGATGACAGTCCCGTCAACGTCATCGTCGGAACCGAACAGGACACCGGCAAGCCGTTTGGCGTTGTAGCGAAGCTTGCCTTCGTCATCGCATTCGGTGAGGAGCCCGAGGAAGAACAGGCGGGCATCGCGGGACACTTTCGCCACCTTCGGGTGTTCCCAATATTCGGGTTTGACGGTACGGATTCGGCTCATACACACACCTTGCCGACATCGGTGACATCTACCAGGAGAGACGCACGAAATTTCTTGCACACCGGGCACGAACATTTCGCGGCCATCTCTGCTCGACCGTGACGCAACGTCGACGGCGGTGGCCGGTAACTCTGCCGGCGTTCCCGTGCCGCCCGTTTACACGCCGCACAACTACACCCAGCCTGGTAGCTGGCGTCTGTCCCGTGCCCCTCTACCGGTTTGTGGCCGGAGGGACGCAGAAGGACTTGCAACTCCCACTCAGCACCACACTTCAGGCATTCCGCGACCGCGACAGCGAACGTCCCTACCGTTGGGGCCGGGTTTTGGACGGGGGTGAGTTCCCCCCCACATTCGAGACAATCGACCTTGAACGAGTAGCCGATCATGCGCTCACAGCTTCGGCTCCGCTGGGGATAGCGGTGGAACGAATGGCGTCGCAGCGGCGGCCCAAGCGGCGTCAGCCTTGGCAGCGGCGCTTCTCGCGCTCGCGGCCAACACGGAGCAGGCCGCATCCGTCGCCGCTCCCAGCCGTAACCAGCCGTAACCAGTCGTGTCCGCTCGGGAGCCGTTCAACGTGTCACAGAGTTCGGTGAGGGCTTCTCGGAGACGGACGTTCTCGGCCTCCGCTGCCAGTCGTGCTTTCTGCTCGATGAGGACTTCTTCCTCGACGATACGCAGCTTCCCCTCCGCTACTTCCAGCCCCCTCGACGCGCTCAAAAAAGGGGCAGACGTGACGGTGCCGGCTTGTGCGACGTCCACGCGCTTGCTGCTCGGATCACCCATCGTGCCGCTCCTCGGGACATCCCTCCACGATGCGGACGTAATAGCTGTCCATGTTCAGATTGATGTAGGCGCCCATCTCCACTCGGTCAGCCCTAGAGGCCGACATCGGTCCCATCCGTTTGACAACTTCGCCGCTCTCGAAGTTGACGATCTCGACGTATGAAATGCTCAACGGCTTCTCCCCATTCGTGTTCATGCGACCCTCCGACGTTTCCGACGCAACCTGTCACGTTCAATCTCGTCCAAACCGCCCCACACGCCGGCCGGTTCCCTCACTGTCATCGCATGTTCGAGACATTCGACGTTCACAGGGCAGGCCGCACACATCGTTCGGGCGGTGGTGCGGTAACCGTCGCTGTAAAACACGGCGATCGGTTCACCCGCACACTTGGCGTGTACCTGCCAGGTCATGCGGCACCTTCCGTCAATGGAAGCCTGAGGTCGGCGCGCCCGAGGTCGGCCCGGCATTGAGCGATACGCGCCTGATAGGTGGCGATGACCTGTTCGCTGAAGGCGATTTGACGTTCGATCAGCCGAGCGAGGACTTCTTCGTCGATGTGGACGGCCGCGCATCGCTTCGAGCAGAAATCGCCGACGTGATGGGCGCCTCGTACCCGACCGGCCGTTAGGACCGTCCCGCATTCGGCGCACGTCACGGGGTTGAGGACACCAGCCGTGTACCACTCGACGTACCGGTCGATCAGGTCGCGGGAGACGGTCATCCGGTCACCGGGGCGTAGATGGTGCAACTAGCCCACGGCCGGTTGTGGAGCCCCACCTGATCACGGACACGCTTCGCTATCTCGGTCTGTGCCCACGGTGACGCGAGGCCAGCATTCGAGGCGAACTCGCGTCCACCGAACGCATCCCACGTCCCATTGAAGAAGCCAAGGCCACCCGAGTAGGTGGAGCCACGCATCTGCCAATTCCCGGCCGTCTCGCAGCGAGCTAAGGCAGACCATCTGGCGACTTGGGCGTGGGCGGCTGCGAAGAAGTCAGCGACCGCCTGGGCGGCCCGCACTCCCTCGTCATGTTCAGCCTGTAGATAGACGCTCACTGAATGGTCTTCTTTCGCTATCGAGATGAACAGCACTTCGGCTTCCTGGGATGCACGCTCACCGTGCAAGGCATGGGGAGGCGGATCGGTTTCTTCCATCCGTTGCGCCTCCTTGTGCTCATCGCCACGGAACATGTGCGACGCGAGTGCGACGATCAACACGACGGTGCAGTACGGGACAACCAACCACCGCGGCGTCATGCTGCGGTCTTCACTGACGCGAGTAACTGAGCGCCGATGAACTCCGTGTACGCCGGCGGGATGGCTTCGCGCGCCTCTACGCCAGACATCCACTCGCAATCCATCGCGTCGGCATACGCGCGCTCACCCTTGTGCATAAACGGCAACAAACCCTTATGGCAACACGACGGCATCAACGAAAACAGGGGAGGCGACGTAACAAACCATCGGTGGCGGCGAACACGCAACCCGAAATGCGACCCACACAAGATCAGATTTGGAACCATCGGGGCTCCCGGCACGTTCTCGACCACCCACGGCACGTCAACCCCGGCCAAGCGTTCGAGCATCGTGGGGAGCAGATCGGGATGGTCGGCTTGATTGCCTCGCCACGCTGTCACCGCCGCGTAGTGCTGACATGGCGGCGACGCGTGGATAGCGTCGAACCCATCGAGCGGGAATGTCATCGCGTCTGCTTGGTGGAACTCGAACGGGTACCGGGGTTGCGGGTTGATATCCACCCCGGTCACATCGAACCCTGCGCGGTGATAACCGACAGCGGCACCACCGGCACCGCAGAACAGGTCGAGCAGACGGGGCTTCACTCGGCGTCGATCAGTGAGGGATGGGACAGTGACCGCAGGTCTTCCCGGGCACGCGCACACCACGGGTTGGCACGGGAAGACAACACGCGTGGCGGCGGGTCGCCAATCAGTGTCTCGGCCTGCTTCCAGGCAGGGTTCAGGGTGTTGACGTGCACGGTCACGTCGAGCGCCGGGAATAGGCCCCAGTCGGCGAGCACGCGGCTTTTTGTGCCATCGGCTTCCATCCTCTGGGCGACGACTTCAGCGGTGACGACTTCCGGCGCGTCCCCGTCAGGCCAGATGTCATGCACAGACAGGTCGAAATCTGCGACCACGGAAACCGTGATGTTCACCACGCTTCCTCCAACGCGTGGACGGCGTGTTTCCAGACGAGCTGCACATCCTCAAACGTCGTATCCGGATGATCGTTGAACCCGGCCACCACCCCGAGAGCACCGGTCCGTTCGGGGAACAATGCGCTGACCGACCGGTACAAGTGACCGGAGAAGACGCCGCGACGGCCGGAAAGGTACAGGTGGCCGAGCAGGCAGGCACGGCCCGCGTCGAACGTGCGGCCTTTGCCCCATTGGTCTTCGGTAAACGAGTAGTTCACGACGTCTCCTTCACCATCAGTAAGGGTTTGCGGGTCGGGTGACGGTTCACCGCGATGCATGTCACCGTCGCGGTGGAAGGCGCACCGGGGAGGACATGACCGCACCCCGGACACTTGAACGGGACAAGAGTCACGCGGCCTGCCAGACGCTCTGCCACACCCCACGTCGCGACATCCGCATCCCACCGGCAGGCGCAACCACCCCACGCTTCAACAGACGAGACGTCGCACTCACCAACGTCGGGGGATGCTGCGCCGGCAGATGCGCCGCGATCTCATCCGCGGTGAGCGGCCCGTACGCCCGCAACGTCGCGAGGACCAGTTCTTCGGAGCTGCCCGAGATGCGTGAGGCGGCGAGCACCGAAGTGATCGGATCGGACTTTCGTGCCCGGCCTCGGGGTGTGGGGTCGGCACGGTGGACACGTACCGGGACGTCCCACTCATCCCCAAACAGTTGATCCCGGCTCATGTGGCCTCCTGCATTGCGGCCCAGACGGCCTTCAAGCGGACGACTTCGGCATCCCAATCGAACTTCCGACCCACACCAGTCGACGCGATGGAGCGCAGAGCCCCGTATACGCGAACGCCGATCGTCTGGTCGACGAGCTGCATGAACGAGTCAGCGAAGTGGTCGACTTCGTAGTGGCACGTCCCACACAAACACCACGCGTTCTCCGTGTCGGTGCGGGTCCACGCATACGTCCGGCGGATGATGTGACACCACATCAAGCCGTCCGTCACGCCACACCGTTCGCACACACCGCGGGCCCGGACGATCTGACGGGCGAGGTCATCAGCTTTCTTTTTCGCACCCTTCGCAGCGGTGACAGGCATCAGACGTGCATCTCCCAGAAGCCGACCGACTTCCGATCCTGAGCCACCCACCGGCGAGCCCACCGGCAAGCACCCCACCGCGTGAACGCCGGCGCACCAACTTGCGGATACGGACGGTCTGCGTGACCGGGACGCCACACCGCCACCCAGTAGCGGGGACGGTTCCACCTGACGTCTTCACGGTCGATACGCACCGTGTAACGAGCCGTCATCAGAACGGGTCGCCGTCGTCATACGCGTCGCACACGGTGGGTGATGCAGCGGTGACGAGTAAGCGAAGGAGGCGGCCCACCACTGCCCTTGAACAAGAGGCCGGATCGCACGCCGCTTCCATCAGGCCGGCTTCCTCCACAGAGACGGGGATGACGCCGCCAAGGCGGGCCAGTTCGATGTTCACTCTGGTGACCTGCACGGCCATCGCCGGGAACGCGCCGATCGTCCGTTCCGACAACATCAGAACGGTTCGCCGTTGTCGTCGTACTCGTCGGCGCCGAGCTCGTCAGTCTGTGCCGGCGGCTCAAACTTCGCGGCGTACACCTTCGGGGCGTTGAACCCCCGTTTCGTCACCTCACCATCCGCGGCGTACTTGACGCCGAGGAACCCGCCTACCAGGTCGCCCCTGTGTCCCGACTTGCGGACCGCTTCACGGATAGCGCCGAGCATCTGCGCTTTGGCGTACACCTTGCGGGTGCCGTCATCGCCCTCTACATCAGCGTCGATCTCCCCGGTGTCGATCGTGAACACGATCTGCCACATTGGGTCGCCGTTCTCCCACGTCTTCGGGTTCCCATCGAGGTCGCGTTGCTGGGTCTTCTCGTACGACCGGATCGTCCCCTCGCACTTGCTACCGATCGTGGGGAACTTCGCGGACGGGACACCCGCCGACATCAGATAGTCGAGAGCTTCGTTACTCATGCTGGCTCCTTGAGTTTCGGTATCCACTGCTGAGCGAAGAAGGTGGGTAACGGGATCGACTCGACATCGACGTTGGGGACGACACACATCACGTTCCTGGTGGTGCCGTCCTTACGCTTGTACGGGAAGAACAAGGTGGAACATGGCGGGCCGTGCCGTTCCAATTCGAGGAGTTCGTAGATCGTGGTCATCGGCCAACCCGTGCCCTCGCCCCGATGAGGACTCCTAAGGCCGCAGAAGCCACAGCAACGAACGCGTATCCACCGGCAAGGATCAACCACGTCGACACGCCCACGAAGGCGAGCCACGAAAGAACGAAGAGCCAGAAACCGCGCATCGTCGCCATCAGTACCGCTCTCCCTTGATGTCTTGTTCACGGTCGCAGCCGCAACGACCGAACTGGCCGGGCATCTCGCCACACAGGACGCACTGGATCACGCGTGGCGGTCCGTTGAAGACTTCTTCGGCGGGGTCGAGGTCGTCTGCCCAACCGTCTTCGTCGCGTCGTGCGATCCAGTCGGCTTCCGTTTCGTAATACTCCTCACGGGAGAGGGGCCAACGCGGGCCGTCACTCATCGGACGTCCGCAGGCGGTACACGGGAACCCACGGCGGGACGCTGAGGAAACGGACGACCGACAAAGACCACGGGAAATGGTCGGGGCGTGCCACCTGACTGCCCTCTGCTGCCGGGTACGCCTTCCCAACCTGTTCGAGCACTGCTTCCAACACGGCACGGGAACCGAGTCGGTAAAGGCGAGCCAGGCCGGGTTCGAGCTCGAGGACGTGTTCCCAACCGAACCGATTCGGCCAGTCGCTGACGTACAGCGCCCGTGCTCCCGCTTCGATGGCTTCTTCGGGGAGTTCGGGGACGGTCATCGCTCGTCCTTGTCGGGAAGAGGCCACCAGTCGATCGTGGAGGTACCGTCGCCGGTGACGTACTGGCACGCACCGCGATGGTCGAGCCGTAGGTAACAGACAAACGTCGCGGTGGAGAGCTGAAAAATCTTGCAACACCGCTCAGTCATGAGACCGCTCCGAACGCCACTACGTCCTTGTCGCGCATGTCACGCTGGTGGACGGTCACTCGCCGGCGGTCCGGGTCGGCGTTCCCCTCGATGCTGGTGAACCCGAACCCGCCCGCCTCGACAGAGACGACAACACCAACATGAGTGACCAACGCGCCTGGTTGCGTCCCCGAGCTCAGGTCGATGAAGACCAGCCATCCGACGTGTGGTGCCGACTGAAGTAGTGGTGAGTTGCGGTGGAGGCGGGCGGGGGACGTTTCGCCGGGCCACGGGACACCGGCGATGGTGAGGATGCGGGCTACTTGGATGGCACACCAGAACCGGTCTGTGCTGTAGTCCCGCCCAACTTCGGACCATGCTGCGGCGACGATCCGTTCGGTGGGGCCAGCTTCGTCGGGTTCGATGGTGGGGGTGGGAGACGACACGGCAGGGTTCTCCCCCGCGTCGTCTCCCACCCCGGCCGTGATGACGTCAGCGACACCGTCACCACGGACAACCTCAGAGGACGCAGGAGGACTGCCGTCACTCGCGGTAGGTGGCCCTGGGCGGTACGCATTGCCGCTCAGTCCCACGCCCTCTGAGATGTTGGGTGACGCGTTTACAGCAGCCGTGTCCAGCGGTGCTGATCGAACGCCACCCGAACTAACCGCGGCAGGGGCAAGCAACGCGACAACCAACGCAGTCAACGCGAGCAGCCCGAACCCGGCACACACACCAAGCTGACGATCGTTCACAGCATCTCTTTTCAGATACCGGTGAGGGGCGGGTCGTGCGGATCGTCGAGCGCGTCTTGCACCCGTCCGAGAACCGTGTTCAGGCACCCGAGAGCGACCCGCAAAGCACGTCCGATTTCGACGAGCTGCGCTTCGAGGTCGAGTAGCGGTGCCTCGTCCATCGGCGTGATGTCGGTCACTGGTCGATCCCCGCGACGGCCCACCAGGCAAGCGAGATGAGAAACCAGGCGGCACTGACAGCCATCCCGGCGAGCGGGTCGACAGCGAACCCGACCGCGACCGAGATCGGTACAGCGAGGAACAAGACGGCGACGAGGACGCCACGGAATACGCGGGTGCCGTCGTGATCGACGATCTGGTAGCGGAGTGCGCGACCCTTGTTCCGCGCGCCGGTCATGACGGCACCGGAGGGGCGAGCGCCACGGCCAAAGAGGCGAGCAGCGTGTGAGCTACCTCCACCGTCAAATGGACGTCGAAATTGCTGTAGGTGTCGTCCCCCCCCACGAACACGGTGATGAGCCCAGCAGCGTCACCTCGGCCGCGGTACGCCAACGCGATCGCGATGTGCCTGTCGTCCAGCGCGATGACATCGCGGGTCGCGCCGGTCATGCCGTCGCCTCGTCATCGAGGAAGTAGTCGTTCGGGTCCAGGCCCGCGGCTTCGATGGCGTCCACGACGGTGGCCTCCGCCATCAACTCCGGCCGCAGGTTCAGCAGACCGACGATTTCGAGGCGCTCGCGGTTAGCCTTGGCGCGGCCATCGATGATGTTCTGCTCAGCCTTCGCCGCTTCGATGAATTCCGCCGGCGAGCACTCACGCCAGAACGACAACTGCCGGACGATCTGGCCGTCCGGGGTGCGGTACCGCGTCGTCAGCACGCTGCCGCTGCTCAGCGGGCGCCCGTCGTGCGTCACGGCCGGCATCGCCTCTCGCTTGGCGCTGTCGCATTGACGCGCGCACGCCGCGATCTGCGCCGTCACCAGCCAGTGGTCGAAGATCGGATCGCCGACAGACGTCAGTCGCTGGTACAGCGCTGCGCCCATCGAGGTCTTGTGCGCGTGCGGCATGCACTCGTAGATCGCGCGGGCCTCTTCGATGATGACTGGATGGGTAGAAGTCACTGCACCGCCTTGAGTTGGCGCCGGGAGGCGCGGACCCGTTCCATGAACGACACGATGCGGACGACCTCGCTCTCGACGCTCTCGACGTGCGCGGCGTCGGCATGCGAGGCGAAGTGATCTGGGTCTGCGTTGACGAACGACGCGATGGCCGCGGCAACCTTCGAGGCGTGCGCGTTCCAGTTGGCTTTCGCGACCTCGGGCGAGCCGCCCGTGAGTTCACCGACCTTGCGGTCGAACGCTTCGTTGCGGGCCGCTTCGACCTTCTTGAACGCGCCGTCGACCTTGCCGCTGCGATCCATCTCTGCGACGGCCTCGCGTGCGACCTCTCGGACTTCGGGGGTCAGCGATTCGTCCTCGGCCGCGGCTACGACGGCCTTTGCCTTCTCGTAGGTGCGCGGGGAGACGCCGACCGCGGGGGCGACGATCTTGTTGACCTCGCCGGCCGACCCTCCCGCAACTTGCGGGGGGGTTCCGGCCTTCATCCGCTCCTCGGCCTTCGGCTTCTCGATCGCCTCCAACGCTGCGCCGAGAGCGACGTACTCGGAGGGCGACATCTCCTTGCGGCAGGTGTTCTCGTCGCGCTCGGCGATCAGGAGCAGGCGAGCCGAGTCGACCGTCTTGACGATGTGCGACGGCACGGGCTCGTTCGGGCCGTGGAGCAACTGCCAAGCGGCGAGGCGACGTTCGCCGGCGATCAGACGGTGGCGCTCGTCCAGCACGAGCGGGTGCAGGAGGCCGACCGCGAGGATCGAGTCGGCCAGCTTCTGCACGTCGCCCATGTCTGTGCGGTGGCGATCACGCACGACGATCTGCGCGGGCGGGATCTTGGCGATCCGGCTCACTGAGCTGCGGCTTGTTCGGGCTCCAGCGCGAGGCACCACTGGCGGACTGTCTCGCCCGAGACAGCTACGACGCCGTCGTCTCGGAGGCGGGCAGCGATCTCGTCGTACGAGAGGCCTTCTGCCCGCTGCGTGCGGAGCCGGGCAGCGAGCGTGCCGTCGAGGAGTCGATCTACGAGTGGGTAAGTCCCTCGGGGAGCCATGCCAATGTTCTAACCAAAGTTCTTGGGAGTGTCAAGGACCTATCCCAACACTCCGGCTTGACTCTTGGCAAGGTTCTTGGGATGCTCTCCGTATGACTACTCAGCGTGACCCTCAGGAAGTCCTCGGCCGTTGGCTCCGCAAGCGCGTCGGAAACCGCAAAGCCACCGACCTCCACCGCAAGATGCTCTCCGAGATGGGAGACGTCGCACCCTCCGATCAGACGATCAGCAACTACCTCAAGCGGCCACCCACGCCTCGGGGGATCGACGTTCCCGTGCTGATGTGGCTCGTCACCGAAGTCGGCGCCAAGGTCAGCGACGTCCCAGTTGCCGAGTACCGGGACGTCCTGAATCGGGTACGTGATCTGGCAATGAGCACAACTGCATGTTTCCCCCTTGCCGCCTGATGCGCCCCTTGCCGACGGCCACTCCCCGTGGCAACCTGCGGCTGGCGCTCGGGGGGGAGCCACCACAGCCGGGGGGCCCTGTGAACACCCTGCACGATCACATCGAGACGTACCTGCGCGGCCAAGTCCGACTCCACCGCATCACCCACGGATCAGCAAAGGCATACCGATCCACCCTCTACCAGTTCGCCGAACACTGCGGCCGCCGACCCATCAACAAGCTCGGCCCGCGCATTGTCGAAGACTGGATGATGAGCATCGAGCACCTCGCCGACGCCACCCGATACCGCGCGTTCTCCACCGTCCGGACCTTCGCCCGGTGGCTTGCCGTCCACGGGCACACGCGTCGGGACATCACCCTCGGGATCGAACCGCCCGCCTCACCACGCCACTGCGCCCGTTACCTTCACGTCCCACAAATCGCTGCGCTAATCCGAGCACTCCCCGACCGGCGCGCGTACGCCATCGTCCAACTGATCTTCCAACTCGGCCTCCGGGTGGGTGAGGTGTCCCGCCTCCAGATGGGCGACTGGGACCAGACCAGCGAGACACTCCACGTCATCGGGAAAGGCCGCAAAGAACGCGACGTCCCCCTCCCCGACGCGGCACGCCTCGCCCTCGTCGCGTACCTCCAAGAACACCCCGCCACGGCCGGGCCGATCTTCCGCAGCTACGTCTCCCCGTTCGGGGCGATGAGCCCGAAGACGATCACATTGCTGTTCTCAAGCTGGTGTTACGACGCGGGGATCAAAGCTGGTCCCCACGACGGGGTGTCGGCGCACGCAGGGCGCCATACCGCAGCCACCGACGTGCTCCGCATGCACGGCGACCTCCGGGTCGTGCAGCGGCTCCTCGGCCATTCCAGGCTGTCGACCACCGCCGACTTCTACATCCATCACGCTGACATGGGGGAGCTCCGGAAGGCTGTCGGCGGCCGGGAGTACCCGGCACCAGAGCAAGACGCCGCGTAGTCCAGTAGCGTCCCGCCCCGCTCGGGGTAGGGCACAGAGACAAGGGGGGATCACCATGGCTGACGACGACATCGTGGGCGAAGACGGACCAGCGGAAGACGCAGCACCAACAGCGGCACTACCGCCGGCTTGGGCGCCGCCCCCAATGGAAACGGAACGGAAGACGTCCGACGAACGCAAAGCCCGTCTCGCCGCCACGATCTCGGCGCAAGTTGCTCGAGGAGCCCGAGTCGAGTCGCAGTCCGACTACCAGGCGGTGGTCGTCACCGGGAAGCCTGTCAACCACGTCCTCCACTTGATCCTCACGTTGGTGACGTGCGGGCTGTGGGGCATCGTGTGGATCGTCTTGGCCGTTTCGGGTGGTGAGAAGCGCAGCATCGCGTCGGTGGACGAGTTCGGAAACGCGGCCGTTCAACGCGGCTGAGATCGGTCCCCAGGCGCGACGGCCGGCGCCAACCGGTGCGGGGGCACAACACGGCCATTCTCTCACCCGGGTGCGACATCTACGTTCTCGCGCGACGGTGCCCCCCGACCCGAAGGCCGAGGGGCACGCGCAGCAGTCGGGATCGGGCGGGGGGATGCCCGACCGTTCTACCCTCGATGGCGGCGCCACCATGTCGCGACCCACCGCCAGAACCTCATGAGGTTGGTGTCACCAGCAGACCGAGGCCGACACCTTGACTCACGCAGCAGCCTTGTTCGGAGCGGCCCATACTGCGAACGCACCACCGAGCACGATAACAAGCTGCAAGACGTACTGGACTGTCCCGTCAGTCACCGTAGGGGCGGCAGCAGCGGCGAGTAGCACTAGCAACGCCACGTACGCCTTCAGGTTTTCCATTCACTTTGCTCCTTCGCCTAGTCGTGCGCGGATGTCCGCGAACGCAACTTCGTCATCCAACCTGTGTTGGTCTTGCTCGACACGAATCGCGTCGACTTCGGCTTGGACGTTCCGCACATCCGAGTTGATGCCCCCCACCGCGACGAGCGTCCGGTCGAGCATTTCGATGACGTTGCCTTTACCGTTCGGGGTACCGACACGAGCGTCGACTACTTCGGCGACTTCACGACGGAACCACGTCGCGATCGGATCGCCGAACAACTGGCGGCTCAACCATCGGACCGGTGGTAGGCGGCCAAGAACCCCGAGCGCGGCCGTCAATGCCGCCAACGCGACAATGAAAGTGACGGCTCCACGCCATAACTCCGCGAACGTTATGGCGATTGCCGTTTCCATTACGTCGGGATACCCGACTTGGTGGCGATCTTCACGACAAGATCGTTTGTTCGTTGGATCGCGGTTGAGTGATCGTGGACGCGTTCGTCACCTGACGTGAAGGCCCGCACCCCATACAAGGTGTTGTAAACCACGTCGATTTTGTGGCCCCACTCCTCGATTTTCTTCCACTGTTCCGGGGTCATCACGTCCTCCTCAGGTTCCTGGTACCAGACGGACAGGCCTGCTGCCCCTTTGGGGCCTTGCCCACAATGGATGTGGGAACGGTGAGCGTCAGTTCCCAACACCGAATCGTCGCGGACGCCTTCACTTGCACGTCGTAACGTCCAAATCCGTCCGCGTTCCAGTTCGGATGGCGCCCACCGCAACTCGATCAAGTCAAGTTCGACACGATGTGCGTACAGCCACCAGAACGCGCTTTCGCCTGGGCCGTGCAAGTCGCGGGAACCGACTGTCACCCCCAGGTCGAGTGCCGCACCCTGAGCGTGGAGGGAAGGGCTGCCGTCATCGTTGCGCGACGCCGGGTTGAAGATGCCGAGGTCGAACGAGCCGGGGTAGAACGTGGCAAGCAAGTAGTCGAGGAGTGTGCGGGTACCTGGCTGTTCACCCATCACAACCCCCTACCACTTCGCGACGATCACACTGCCGGACGGTGGCTGCCATTCCCACGCCACCCGATCCCCCGCCGCGATCGACGCGCCCGACTGGTTGACAGCAAACACGATCCCCTGCCCATCCACCCGGGCTTGGAGATCAACACCAACCGCTGCGGCGGTGACCGCCTCACCGTTGTATCGGCGGGGCGTTGTGTGCCTGGCACGCCGTTCCGTCTCCGCGAACAATTCAGTGAACGCATCACGATCCACGACCACCCCCTACGAGCTGATCAGACGGAGCTTGTGGAGATGTTCGCCGGACGTCAGGTTCAACTGCCATGACTGTTCCCGCATGTTCGTCCCGAGGTAGTTCACAACCTCATGCAAACCGTGACGCGGGTCGATCGGGGCGACAAACTCGACCCACAAGTAGGCGCTCATGTCCTGCGCGGCTGCGGCTTGCGCCGCTGATTGTGCCGCCACCGAATCTTGTGCGCCTTGCATCTCAATCACTTTCGTGAACACGAATCCACGGTTCACCGCCGACTGTGGCGCGTCGTCTGGGACGTCGTAGAAACCGGCGATCTCAACATCGGTAGATGTCGTGTTGATCACCAGGTACCGGGATGGGGCATCAATCAGATCGTCGGATTCGAGGAGACTGTTGCGGACCATCCGGCAGTCGGCCCCCTCCAAGTAGGTGTGATCAGCGTCCACCGCTGACAGAGGGGTTGGCACTTCCCGGCAGCGGAGCACACCCGCATTGTCGAAGTACGCGGAGTAGAAACCGACCATCGCACACAAAGCGTTGATGATCGTCCGGCCCGTCGTTCCCGCCGGCCAGGCGGTAGGCCCTGACGTCACCTTGTCTGTCGTGTCGACATTCACTCGCGTGTCAGAGAAGCCGTACTCCGCGGCGACATCGAGAATCGCGGTGCGGACCGACGACCCGGACGGCAACGAATACGCGGCGGGTCGACCCTGTTCGAGGATGCGGGTCTGATCTTCCAACGAGCCGGTCAGGTACAGGCCTTCGGAAGTGCGACGCCGGTCGGCGGACGACCAGATGAACACGCCGAGCGGATATTCATCGCCGGTGTCTTTGAGGACGAACATCGGGCGGACCCGATGCGACAGAATCTTCAGGCGGGCTTCGTCGCCGGGGGTGAGTTGCAACCCGTTCAACGTCCGTTTGATCGTCGCGTTCGTATTCGCGTTGATCGTCGCACCAGACATGATCGGGTTCAGCTCGAACCGTTTCGTGAGTGTCTGGTCGAGGACATCGAACCTGACTGACCAGCCGAACCCGGGGATACGGGCGGGGAGGTTGAGGATCGTGTCGGTGGTGTCAGGTCGGAATGGTGTGCCGGGGACGGCGGGGGCGGGTGCCCCGTACCGGAACTGCCAGTGGAGAATCGCGCGGTCTTCCGCGGCGATTGTGTTGGGGAGGGGGAGGATGCCGATGAAACCTGCGGAAGTGGCGATGAGCCGTCGGCGGCGGTCACCAGATTCGGCTGGAGCTGCGACACCCCCGAAGAGGAGTAGGAGACTCACCGGTCAGTCGCGAACGACGGTGATGGTCACCACAAGGTCGTCGGTCGCTACCGCGTCGTACGCGCCTCTCGCCTCTAGCACCCCGAACAATGACGTCGACCCGGACGTCACATAGGGCAACACGACAGGACCACCCAGCCACGTCCCCTGACACACACGACTTGACGACGCGACCGTTTTCGTGTTGGCAGCGGCGAAGTCGATCACTCCAACAAACGCGGCGGTCGCCAAGTTCGCGTCGGTGATATCGAAGGCAGCGTTATCGGCGCCGACAAGTGTGGGAGACGCCTTGAACAACCACAACTCGATATCGAAGTTGGAGCCGGCATCATCGACGAGGCGGGCACCAACGATCGTTCCGCCCCTACCAGACGCGAGCGCCGCGCTTGTGAACGTCATCACAGACCCGAGACGGTCGCCGTCCGCGTACACGGCGGTGTCGATCGTCGGGGTGACCGAAATATCGACCAGCCCGAGAGATGGTTGCACGACTAGGGCGCCGTCGAGTGTCGCCCACGGTGTAACAACATCGCCGTCGTCAACCGCTGGCGGGACGGTCGAGTCGGCCCTCACTCCGATCCGCACAGGGTTACCTGCGATGGCGGCACCATCGGCAACATCGCCGACGATCTCGTTCGTGGCCGTACCCGCGGTGAGGGCAACCGCGTTCGTGGTACCGGGTGTGGTCTGATCAATCCCAACCTTGCCGACAATGGCCGACCCAGCCACCAACGCCGACAGGCGCGTCACATCAACGTCGATACCGTTCGTCGCGTCAGCCGGGATCAGAGTCCCCGACGCGTCCGTTGAGATCGCCAACTTCACGACCTGGGCGTGACCACCCGCCCCCGTGTCATCCGTCAGGACCGTGGTACCCGCACCAGCGGTTATAGCTACTCCGTCGGGCATGACGTGTTCCTCTCATCGGCCTAGCCTGTGTAGGCGGCGGCGTGCTCTGACGGCGGCGGCGCCGTACGCGACTTCAATACCGACCGTCGCGAGCCACGGGTTCGGGGTCACGTCCGACGCGTAGCCGAACCGGACCTTCAACGCATCGACCGCGGCGGCGTCCCACCCACCGGCAGGGGTCGGAAGCGCGACCGTCCGGTAGACGAGCGACGCGGGCCACGTCACGGCCCCCGAGTAGAGCGTCGTTGACACGGCGTCCTCGTCGATGACGCGAAGCTCCGGGTTGTTCGCGGCGGCGCTCGCGTTGCGGATCGCGGCGTACACCGCGGCGCCATGAACGACGAACCCGGCCTCGACGGCACCCAACGTGATCTCAGCGTAATGGGCGGCGTTGGCTGTGACCTGCGTGATGTAGTCCGCGTCGGACGCCACAGCGCCAGGCCATTCGTCGACATCGAGCCAAGCGTCGAGGCCACCACCACCCGTGATCGCGACCGACGCGGCATCTTGAAACGAGGCGCCCGTAGCGTGGGTGCCGAACCCGTCCGGCGCGATCATCTCGACGAAACCTTCACCGATCGGATAGTCCGCCGCGGTCTCGCTCATCACCAAATCATCGAACTTGTAGTTCGCGAACGGCGGACCGTAGATCTGTGCCCCGAGGATGCACTGAGCGTCGGTCTGCGCTACGCGCGACGCTTGCGACAACGCTGTCTGCGCTACCCCGTCCACCTGCCAACTGGCGGTGTGGGTCGTGCCTGTCATGTTGACGTGCCAGTCGAGGCGGTAGACCGTCCCGAGCGTGAGCGTCGGGCCTGTCACGCTTGAGATGACGGCGTCGTCGTACGACACGCACTTCATCACGCCGCCGTTGTTGACCGTGAACAGCACGCCGCGGAAGTTGACAGCGAACGTGCCCCATATCCCGATGGCGTCGTCGTCGCCTGCCCCTACGGCGGGGAACGCGTCGACCTTGAAGTAGATACGCCCGATGTTCCGGCCCGATGACATCTGATCGACACCGAACTGCAACTTCGTATCACCGCCAGCGTTCGCGAGGATCTGCAATGCCCGTGCGCCAGGCACACCGGCCCGCAACGGTCCCACCACAATCGACGCACCGGTGCCCTGCACCGCGGTGCAAACACGGTTCGCTGTCGTAGTCGTGTCTGCGGTGATGACCCGCGACTCGAACCCGTTCACGTATTTCAGGGTGGGCATCAGGTCACCGCCACCCGTCGAGGGTCGAGAAGTCCGTCTCGTACACGACTCGCGCCGGCGGGACGGTCTCCACGCGTCTCACAGTGCATCCCCCTCAAACTTGGTCCAGTCGATCCCCGCCTCGGGAGCACCAAACCCCGGCCACTCACCACCCGGGTTCTGGAATCCCCACTCCTCAATATACGAGATGGCGTGAGCCTGGTCTTTCTGATATGCGGCTACCGACTGGCCCCGCACCTTCGCCCACTTCTTCAGGAGACGATGTTCACGGTCGGGATACGTCGACACGACTTGGACGGCACCTTCGGCACGATCGAAATCGTCAGCGATGTCGACCATCACGAAGCCTCCGACGAGGTGAAGGTCGTGCCGTCGTCGGCTGTTGCCCGGGTGTAAATCGTTCCCGAGTCGGCATCGTTACGGACCGTCATCGTCCCAGACGTTTGCGTCACCTTGTTCCGACTCAACGCCCCAAGCAGTTGCACCAGCTTCCGGGGAGTGAACGAAGCCCACGCGAACATCGCTGTCGGTTCCGTCACCGGCTCATCCCAGATCGTGTCCGCCACCGTCGACCATGACGTATCCAAATCCAGTTCGTGAAGCGCAGACGAGTTGCCGTACGTCTCGATCACAACCATCTGATCCTCGACAGCTTTCGTCGCCGCGTCCGACACGACCACAACAACGAGAGCTGCTTGCATCTCCGTCGCGGTAAGAGTCAACTTCCACATCGCACCGTTCCCCATCGTGATCGCTGACGGGCTGTTCGACGCCGTCACCGCTGCGCCACCATCTTTGGAGACCTTCACATCCCCAGACGCGTGGGTGTAGTCACCAGACACCGCGAAGTTTTGGGTACCGGCGTCGATGAGCGGGAAGTAAATGTCGGCCTGGACACCGTACTTCCGTGATTCGGCCATCTCAGGCAGCTCCTCGCATCACGCCGCGCAACACGCCACGGGGAACGGACCGATCAATCCGCGTAGACGTCGCGGCTTTCACATACACACCCGAATCGGTGCGACACCACACCGAGTCGAAATAGAAGCCGTCACTCGCGACAGCCTGCCCAGATTCGATCCACACCGGGAACAGGGCAAGGATCGTGGTCGTCGCAGAAGTCGTCAGTGTCAGATACACGGCCGTGTCAGCCGATGTTGTGACCGACGCCGTACTCCCAGACGTCCCCGCACCACCGGCTGTGGTGCCCCCCACCTGCACGTAACCGGCCGTGAACTGGTTCACTCCGACCTTCACCGCCCGGCCGTTGTCACGGGCACGGCAGTACGTACCAAGCGTGTACGACGTCGAGGGCGACACCCCGAAGATCGCACCCGACCCTCGGTAAGTGAGCACCGACGATGACGTCACCGCTATCAGCATCGACTTCGTACCTTCGTACGACCATGCCGACGAATCCGCGACAGTGTTGTTCGCCCCGTCAGTCCACGCCCGAGGACTCGCCCCCGTCTCGAAGCCTTCGTCTTCCTCAGCGACAATCGAACCCGTAACAGCCATCTAGACGGCCGGAGCCAACGGTGCGATCGGGTTGCCGCCACCCTTCTGACGTTGATCTGGGGCACAAATCGGGGAGCCGTTCGGACCGTTGTTCGTCCCTCGTCGTAACGACCCACGAAACTGGGTCATCGACTGGATGACCTGATCCCGATATGTGAGGCCCGTGGCATCATTGTTGGGGAACTGCTCCAACTGGATGGTGAGACCACCACCCGACTGGTCGGTTACGAACGCCCCGTAGTTACGAATCGCGTATGCGACAGCTTTCCCGAGGTTCGATGTGATACCTGCCGTCGCAGGGTTGTACGTGGACGGGAGGTACAGAAACGTCCCGATCGGGATGTTCCCCGTGTAGCGCAACGGATGGTTCGGGTCGGTCGCGAAACCGTCTTCTGAACCGGCGGGCCACACCCACCCAGACCGCAGATAGTTGAAGGTGAGCATCACCGAGATCGCATGGGGGATCGCGGCGGCCAACGCCACTTCTGTTGCGGCGGCGACGGCGGCGGTGATCTCATGCAATCGGATCAGACCGGCACACGCAGGACCGTCAGCAGCACGGGGGCCGTCTTCGCACCAGCCGATCGCGTAGCCGCGGGCGTTGTGCTGATATCCGAGGTCGGCGCTGATCGTGTTCGCCACATCGTTGATGTCGATGCCACCTTGGGTTTGGCCGACCGCGTCGGCACCCCACCCGTACAGGGAATACAACGTCTCGTTATCCGTGGTGAACAACGTGACGTGCTTGTCGTTCCCTGACTGGGGCGTGATCCCCGACGGGACTTTGATCGAGATGGGATGCGGACTGATCCCCGTGTGGTTGTTTTCGATCGTCACCGCGTACGTGTCGTCGGCGCCGGTCCCTTCCCACGCGGAGTGGGTCCACCGGTCGGGGTTGCAGTTCACCCCGATCGACGGGTAGTCCCACACGCCACCTTGGATACCGTCCGTGACGGGATAGTTCCACGGGCTGTACGTGTGGAACGGCCACAAGAACAAGTCGCGGGCGCCAGGACTCACCGCGGGGAGTGGCGCCGACGCGAACGCGAGGACCGCCGACCCGGACTGCTCGAAATACTCGACCTTGAACGCGACGGTCGCTTCGACCGCCTGCGTCCAATCGTCAGTGAACGTCGTCGAGGCTTGCTGCTGCCACTGATTGATTTCGAGGACCGCGTCCCGGTAGACGCGCACCCCATCGTCAGCAGTGACAGTCATCCGCCAATCCCCGGCGGTGATCACCTGATTCCAAGTGACTTCCAACGAGAACCCGTCAGAAAGGACACCCGCCCTGGGGGTAGACGCCGTGTTGAACGACGGGAACGTAGCGAGCTGCTCATCGAGGACAGCGGTACCGGTAAGAGTCGTGTTGTTGAACCATCTCGCCCGGTACGTGAGCGTCGCCTGCGGCGTGACGGTCGGAGACACGCCAGACGCTGCCGACAAACCGACCGCGTTGCGTGCTTGGACCGTCCAGTAGTAGGAGGTGCCGTTCGTCAAACCGGTCACCGTCGTCGACGTCGTCAACCCGAGCGCCGTAGTGGCAAGCAGCGTCCCACCCGACGAGTACCGCAACAACGAATACCCGGTGAGTGGCGAACTCCCCACGACAGTCGGCGCGACCCACGTCAACGTGACCTGACCGGTACCAGCCGTAGCAGTCAGGTTCGTCGGTGCTGCCGGTACTGTCCCCGCCGGTGGCGGAGCAGTCGACAGCGCCGGTTCCAGCCCGCAGGAGAAGTCATCCCACCGGGCGGCGACATCGGGTCCGGCGAGCACCCCGACACGTTGCGCCGTGCGGAACGTCGCATCGTTGATCGAGCCGCCACCCTCCTGAAACTGGCGGAGCACCCCATTCACATAGAACTCGAACGTTGTGCCTTTCGCTACGACACGAACCTTGTCCCCGTCGGCGGGGATAACCGCGACGGTCCGCCACGACCCGGCGACGTTCACACCAGCTTGACGGCGGACCACAAAATATTTGCCGAGCGCGGTGTCCGCGAAGAACTTCCAGCAGTTCAACTTGTCGACGACACGCCACACCAAACCGCCGCCGTACTTCACAGTGCTCAACGTGATTTGCACGTCGACGTCCCCGTCAAGTTGGGGGCTGTCCGGGTTGAGGACACGTGCCTCGACGACAGTCATGTTGTCGTACTCGTCGGCACCCGACCCGGCCGTTTCGAGTTCGAGCTTGTTCGTCGCGATGCCCCACACGCCGGCGAGGTCATCCCACGTCCGAGCCCCTGAAGGGGTGGCGCCAAGGTCGCTGCTCATGGGCGCGTCGAACCGAACATGAGGGTTCCCATCGTTTAGACGTCCGCCCGGTTGAAGTTGTCGAAGATCGTTTCGCCAGACGGCGTAGGCGCCACCGGCGGCGGGTTCGTACCCACCTGCCCACCCAGCCCTTTACGGAACGCGGCAGCTTGTTCGTATGCGGTTGCTACGTCAGCGAGGCGGGGGCCACGACCCGGTACGGCAGTCAACGCGGCCGAGCGGTACTCGTCAGCGACGTCCGTATAAATCTGGGCGAGGACCGCATCCGACGGGACGGTGTGCCGCTGATCGACCGGACGGCGGGCACGCACCTCGGGTTGCTCATCGACTGGTAACACCAGTTCGGCAAGCAGGTTGCGACTCATGCCGCCGCGTCGAACACGCTCGGCGTCCGCGTCGTTTCGACCACTTCGACGTGAGCCCGGTACACGCCCGTCACCGGGTGATACCCGATCTGCGTAACGCTCACATCACCGAATAGACGGTCGTTGCGGAGATGCACACACTTGTACGACAGGAACTCGCGGCTGATTGCGAGAAGGGCATCGAACTCGTCGAAGCCGTCATCGACCGCGTCGCCACGAGCGACGTACACGTCGAACTCGACACGCCGACCCCGGTTCTCCGACCCTCGAAGGACGACAGCCATGTCGCGTGAGTGAAGGTCGAACACCTGCCGATACTCAGGGAGGCTTGCCCCGAGAAGGTCGACGTTCGCGACTTCGTACGTCACTGCTTCGTCGGGTGCTTCGTTCGACGTGAACACCGCCGACGACGACGACGCGAGAGTGGCCTGCTTGACGTCAGTCCAGAGGGACACAGCCCCGTCAGTGCGTTGGACTCGCATCCTGAAATGGGCGGTATGCCCACGCCGCGATTCGTGATCCTCAACCGACTGGACATTCTCAGTGGTGACTTCCGCGATGGTGTTGTAGGTGGTGCCACCATCATCGGAACGGGCGATCACATACTTGGCGAACACCCCACCGAGACTGGTTCCCGTCCATGACAACAACACATGCTGTGCGGTCATACGACCACCGCTGTGAACCCGGCCGGGGCGGACGGAACAGTCCCCAACGTTGTGACGATGTCCTGATCGGATGATTCGACCGTCGCGATTGTTGCCCGGTCTGTCGTCCCACCAAAGTTGGCAGTGTTACCCGACCCTTTAGTGTCGAGGGCGTACAGCACCCATCCGCCACCGGTAGCGGCCGTGGACGTGAACTCCAAGTAATGCTGGGCGGCAGTCACGGCCGTGGGAGTGTCCATCGCCCGGGTGAGCAGCCGCGGTGCAGTTTTCGTGCCAGTCAGGTCGGCGCTCGCGAACGTGATTGTCGACCCGATTTGCACACCATCCGACCGGCGTTTCAACTTGACGGTCAGGTTCGCTGCCACCGTCGCAGCTTCAGCCGCGGCTACCAGTTGCAAAAACCCGTATGTCAACGTTCCAGGGAACGTGATTTCCTGCTCGACAGTCGAACTCGAATGGACCGTCGCCACGGTGCGCGTCACGTACGGCTGTGATGCGGTAGACGTTGCCGGTGCGGTCGTGGTGAGCAGCAACGGTGGCACCGCCGTACGAGACGACCCGAGCCCACCCGTCACAATCCAGCCGGAAGCGTTGAGGAACGACGGACGGTACGACCGGAACCCCGCATGCGGGCATGCGACCCCCGAGTCGAGGGCACGGACAGTCACCGACCCGGACGTGCTGATCTTGCGGAGCACGACGAGGTAATCGGTACCGGACGTCATCGACGCGCTCGCAACCCCGCCGGGGGTGGACAGATCAATCGTCGCCCAGCCGGTAGCGACAAGGTTCGTTGAGCCGAGCAACACCCGGTTTTCTGTCGCGGTGGCGAACACCAGATTGGCCATCGAGACGCGAGCATCACTGTTCGCGGCGCCACCCGCGACGGTGATTTCGACACCCCACTCGTCGGTAGTGTCGAACAGGACCGCTTCAGCGACAGTCCACGGCCGTAACGTCGACGGGTTCGTCGGCCACGACCCCACATTCGCGGTGACCCACCCCGCACCACCCGAAAGGGTTTGTGTAGGCCCGTAATACTTCACGCCACTCAAACTCAGGTACGGCTTGTATTGCACCTGCCCGGCAGCGGGCCGGTACATGCGGAGGATGAGTTCGACGTTGAAGATGCGTTGGGCGACCAGCGCGGAGGTGCCAACCCGTCCCGCATATTCGGCGGTGCTCGCATTCGCGGAGATGTAGTTCGTGTCGTCCGGGGTGCCGAGCGCCTCATCGAGGAGGGGGTGGACGTCTGTCCCGGACGTGTACGCCAACGTCGTTTCGACAACATCTTCGTTCGGGAGCGCGTAGACGGGGGTGAGAGTCGCGGTTTCGGCGGTTGCGAGTGGCATCACTTCCACTTCACACTTGATGCCGAACGACGCGAGGTCCGACACATAGACGGAGAGGGTGTCGATCGTTTCCGTAGCGGGCATCGTGAACGCCCAGCCGATCCCCTGCCCTGACGACGAGAGAGTGGTTGTCTCGTCGCCGGTGACAAGCCATTCGGGGCCGAGCGTCGACGGGGTAGACGGGTTGAAACTCAACTCAGGCGCTCTTCATCGCAGCGCGGAACTCACGCGAGTTCACAGCCGACATCACGGACTGCCCGTCGGTTTGGCCGTTGAAGTTCAAGTTCACGACCACACCACCGCCCATCGCATGGTTCGGGACGATCTGCCCCGACGCACCAGGCACGAACAGTTCCGGGCCGCGTTCACCGACGATGTACGGCTGGAACGCCGACACCGGCCCGCCAGACGCGCGCTTCTCAGTGCCGAGCAGAAAATCGAGACCGATCTGTGCCGGGTTGAGGATCTTCCCGGCGAGGCCGCCCAGGCTTTCCAACTTCGCCGTGAAGCCATCAGCGAGACCGCGGGCCATGTCCCACCCGGCCTCCCACAAGATGTAGTACCAGTTGCCCAACGCGTCGATGATCATGTCGGGGAGGCCCGCAATCCAACCGGGAATCTTCTGCGCCGTGTCGATCATGCCTTCAAGAAGGGCTTTGCCGAGTTGCCGGCCGATCTCTACTGCCTTCGGGTAGCCGTCCTCGTCCAGCCATTTTGCTATCGCTGCGGCGATTTTCGACAATTCGCCCGGCAACTTCGGGAGCACATCGGTTGCTACCCACTCGACAAACTTCAACGCTAGGGCTGCGAGCCACCCGACCGCCGCCGGAATAGCGGTAGTGAGAATCCAGTTTCCGAGCGCCAACGCCCACACACCAAGTTGGGCGAGCGCCTTCGGTGTCATGTCCTTGATCCACTCCCAGAACGCAGCGGCGAGCTTCTGCAACTGGACCACGGCTTCATCGAGGAGGGCAGAGAATCCGCCGTCCTTGAACGCGGAGACAAGCGCGTCGATCGCCTCGCGGAACGTCTCCGACCGCTGATACAGGAGGTAGAAGCCCGCCGCGAGTGCAGCCAAGGCAAGGACCACCAAACCTACCGGTGACAACAACAAACCGATAATCGTCGTGACGGGGCCTATCGCAGCGATAAGCCCCCCAGCGATGAGGATGACTTTCTGCATCTCGGGTGACAAACCCTGAAACTTGTCGATCAGGCGTTGTACGAACTCCACGAGCTTCAACGCAATGGGAAGAAGCTGCTGTCCGAGTGTCGCAGCGGTGTCCTTGAACCGGGCCATGAGAATGCGTTGCTGGTTTGCAAGACCTCCGGCGGTCCGAGCGAAGTCGCCTTGCGCGAGGGCCGTGTCTTCCATGATCGCCATGTAGGCGAGCGTGGACTTCTCAGCACCCGTCATGTCCTTGCCGAGTTTCTTGATCCCGACCGACGCGCCGATTGCTTCGAGTCGCGCCACGGAGAGGTTCACACCGAACCTGCGGAGCGGTTCTGCTTCGCCAGCCAGCCCAGCCCGAAGAGCGAGCAGCACTTCTTCAGGGTTCACGTTGTTGAACGACGCGAGGTCGGCGGCGAGCCCGATCAGAGCCTTGCTCATGTCTTTCGACTCTTCGACGCCGTTCCCCATCGCTATCAGGAAGTTGCCGAAGGTTCCAGCAGCTTCCAACGCTTCTTGACGGCTCATGCCGAACGCCCGGGCGGCAGACCTCGCCCATTCCTGTATCTCGCGGGCGCTCTCCCCGAAGACGACGTCGACCTTGCTCATCGACTCAGTCAAGTCCGACGCGAACTTGACTGCCGCAACGCCGGCACCAACGATCGGAACCGTGGCAAACAGCGTCATATTCTTGCCGATGTCACGCATCTTCGACCCGACGTCCGCAATGCGTGAACCGACGCGATCCATGCGGGACGATTCCTGATCGACGTCCTTGAACGCTCGAACAGCGCCAGACGCGTCACCGGAAATGACAACCTGGATTGTCGACTTTCCGGCCATCAAGACTCCCTAGCTTCCCTAACCGCCTCAGCTCGCGCTACCAGATAGTCCTGCATCGCTTGGATCATCCGGTCTTCTTCAGCGAGCAGCACCGACGGTGCGATGCCCGTCTCACACGCGAGAGCAGCGATCAAGGCGTGGGCGGGCTGTTCTCCAAAGGGACGGTTTCCACCTGCTCTACGTCGGCGTCGTCGATCAACGCCAACCAGTCGTCGAAGCTCTGCGTGTCGTCTTCCCGCAATGCGAGCCACGCGAGACGGAACACATCTTCGGTTGTCTCCCGCAACGCTCGCCCCTCGGCCCGCTCGAAACGGATCACGTCGAGTGGTACCCGTGGGCTGAACGCCACTTCGGTCCCGTCAAGGAACCGAATCTGAATCTTCGCCTTCGCCACTTGCCCCCCCTACTTCAGTCCCGCTTTGCGGAACAAACTTTCGATACCGGACTCAAACTTGCGGACCACCTGCTCACGCCGGGCGTCGAGCGCGTCGTAAATGAATGGTTGCGGACGGATGTTCCGGGCACGCCAACCGAAATGGATTGGACCCGCATACGGCAGCCGAGCCCCACCAGCACGCACCGAACCGGCCTTCTGTGTTGCTGTCGCCCTAATCGACCCTGCGAGACGACCAGTACGACGTGGAGCACGAGCGGCGGCCGTCACCGCGACGATCTGCGCGGCTTCTTTCTGCACTTCCCGTAACTCTTTACGGAGGTCCGGGTCGATCTGGCGTAGCGCCCGTTGAAACTCGCGCAACCCAACAAACGCGACTTTGTCGGCCACTACGCCGTGAGCCGCGCGTACGTGCCAGTCACCGCGAGGGACACAGTCACCGCAGCACGATCACCGACCGTCTGACCGATCACCGGGTAGGACGCCACATACGCCGCGTACACGTACGACGGGTTCGTTGCACCCCGAGCCGAGTTCGTCGGCTTGAAATCCCAGTAGCCGAGCGTCTTGTTCGTGAACGCCGCCCCGAAAGTCGCGTCGACCGAAGCCGCAGCAAAATCCTGGTTGAGCTCGACTTGGATATCAGCACCGATCAAACCAGGCTTCTGGGTAGTGAACCCACCATCACCGAACGTGGTGAAGTCCTGCATTGCGACAGTGTCGTTGACGGTCAAAGACCGGACATGATCCGAAAAATCGGTCAACGACGCGGCAGTGATCGTCCCCGCGACGGTCGGGTTACCCGGCCCCGGAGCAGTCGCAGCGAAAATCGTGCCGTAAACGGCCATGACGTTGGTGTAAACGAGCGAGGCCACGGAGGCTCCTTCAACGCAAGGAAGCCGCCCGGAGGCGGCTCTGATGGGTTAGGTGGTACAGACGGGGCTTAGATCACTCCGAACGCGGCTACGAAGGTCACAGACCCCGATCCGGTGACATCCCAAGTGATCCGGTGATGCGTTTCGGAGGAGAAGCTGCCAGCAACCGACGCGAACTGGTGAGTTGTTCCCGACACTGTCGTGAACGTGATCCGGTCCGTCGCGCTTGCCATACCAGACGAATCGTCCGACTGGATTTTGAACACGACGTCCGTCAAACCCGAATAGGCGGTGACATGCAAAGCGGCATACAACTTCTGGGAAGCGGTCGGGCCCGTCAACGCTACGGCCGTCCCATTCCCGTCCGTGGTACGAGCCGCGGAAGGATGCGCGACCAACGCCCGCACAATCGCCGTGTCATACGGGAACTGGTACTCGAACTGGGCGACTTCACCAACCATCGGAGTTCGGGCAGACCGCCCGAACAACGCCCGAGACACCCATGCCGCGTCCCCGGCCGTGACAGTTCCCGTCGGGTTCGGGACCACCGTCACCGGATATTGCGTTCCGAGCGCCGCAGGGGTGAACACCGAATCGGGGCCACCCGACGCGAAGTCTTGGACGCCGGCGACGAGACCTTCACCCGAAATCAGTCCGGGGAGGACACAGTCGAACCCGCCATCGTTGAACGTTGTTGACGGTTGCATCGCACAAGTCAACGGCCCGAAATCGACTCGGTTCGCGTAGCCGGACAAATCGACTGCCCCGACATACACCCGGTTGTGAAGCCCCACAAAGGTTGCCACCGTCACGTCCTCGTAATGAAGATACGGACCGGAATTTCGAAACCGACGTACACACGCGCATCCGACATTTCGATGGACCGGATACCAGACACCTCAACCGCACGGATGTTCCCCGCCGGGATCGCACCGTTCAACGTCGTGTCGTCGTAGATGGCGTCCAACACCGACTTGGTTTGGCCGGTCCCCGAACCCATGTACTGGTCGAGGGCTTGTACCCCAGCCGAGAAACTGCCGGGCTGACCACCAATGACACGAACGATCAACTCGATTTGGCAGAGACCATCTCGCATCGCTTCGAACGGTTCCGGCATGAACGGGTCACCCGCCGCGACGAACCCGCACGGTGGGCTCACCGAATCGACTTCCCACGCCGACATGGTAAGGCCCGTCCCCGCGTTGATCACATGGGCGAGGCCGGCACGGACCGCAGCAACGTTGAGGGCCATTAGCCGAACACTGCCGGGCGGATCACGTAACGGCGGAGGAGCCGTTCGACGTCGCGGTCTTCGTACACGCGGATCGGCCCGAACGAATCGAACCCTGCGACACCCAACGCCGCGTTTCGGCGTTCCAAGTTCTTGTAGGCGAGGAGCAGGGTCGCTTGCGTGACAGGGGCGGGGACTGCCGCCCATCCCCACGCTGCCGTCACTTGCACCGTCGGCCGGTACCCCGTAGTGAACGTCCGAGTGCCAACCGCCCGGACTGTCGTCCACGGCCACCCTGCGAGACCTTCGACAACACCGTTGAACGGTTCGAGAACAAAATCGGTATCGATAGTCCACGTCGTCTCATACGTGCCGTCATCATCGTCGTCGGACTTCACGACAAGGTTTGTAACGGACCAGAAATCGTCGACGTCGACCCGGACTGTCGACTCTGGGCGGAACACCCTCGCCGCCACCGACCCGGTCGCGACCTTCGGGACGAACTCCCTATGACAATGGGAACGCACTTCGTCGTTCGCGGCGGCGACCGCCCACGCAATTTGGGAAGCGTCAGCAGTCGCAGGAAGCGTTCCCCACGTCGTGAGATCGGCGGAAGCGATGATCGTCACCGAATCTCCTTCCACCACAAGGACGCATCACGGTTCACCGAACCGAGCTGATCTACCGCCGCGTCCCACACCGGTGGGTGGTGGGCGTCGTCACCACTGATGATCCCGCCCGGCACCATCAGCGGGACCGCAGCAGCAATGTTGTCGGCCACTTCGTCGTACGTGTGGGTCGCGTCGATATGCAAAAACCGGATGGGGGTCCGGTCCCGTTCGAAATAGGACCGCCAGTCCTCACGATGGACGGTCACGTTCCCGCGGGTGAGTTCAGCGACGTTCTGTTCGAACGTGACGTACACGTTACGGGACCGGGTAGTAGCAAGATCACGCGAAATTTCGCCTGGCGACCCTGCCCACGTATCGACAGCTTGGACGTTGTACGGCCAGGCGGCGTTGATCAGATGGCATGTCGACCGGCCTTCCCAACAACCCACCTCGACGATACGACCATCGAGACGGCGGGTCCGGTTGAACAACTTGACCAACGCTCGCACCGACGCGTCTGAGAACCATTGCTCACGGAACGTCATGGGATGTACACGATCCCGAGACCCCAACAGTTCGGATGGTTCTCCCACCGCAACCCGTTGGCCTCACAAAACTCGTTGACGGCACGCTTCACCGGGAACAACGGACCGTCCGTCCCTTCCGGCATCGGCAATTCAGTGTCATGCAACACGATCCGGCCACCCGGCCGGACCAGCCGTGCGTACAACGACAATTCGACGGTCGTGTGCTTGTAGGCGTGGGACGTGTCAATGAACACGATGTCCACACCGGACGGCAGTTGAGCGAACACGTCGATGGTCGTGTCGTCACCGTGGATGAACGACCAATGGTCGTACTCACCGATCGGTGGTCGCTGATCAACGTCCACGGACCAGAGATGCCCACGACCCTCTAGGGCGTACAGCCAGGCGATAGTCGACACGCCCGTACGGGTGCCGAGCTCGATTACTTGGGTGGCGTCGAGGTCTTCGACCAACTGCACGAACGTGGGGAGGTGTTCGTAAATGTCGGACGGTTCGGCACACACACGGGTGTAGTCGTCGGTGAGGGTCACGGCCGGTACCAACTGTCGGGGGCGTGACCGTCCCTGATCCACACGGGCCACGATCCGTCTACCACGACAGGGATGAGTTTCGACCCATCTACGTGCAGCCCAGTCTGGTAGCACTCGTCTAGACGTTCCCGCCATCCCATGTCAGCAATCTCGGGGTGGCAGAACGAATCCAACTTCTGTTCTGCTGCCTCACGTCCCCCCATCCAGGAAAGATGCCAACCAGCGGCAGGGAGAATGTTCGGCGCATACATGCGTGCGTTACGCAACATAGCGAACGTGTCGATATCCGCCGCATAAGCGGCGACGGTCCCGTACCAGGGGACGGGATGCTGCCAGTCAACCGCGAAGCAATACAACTTCTGTTCGAAACGAACAATCCCACGCGGGCGGACCAGAGACGCGGCGAGCACGGTCGGAATCTCGTCCACATCACCGTGAAGGACGATGTCTTCCGGGCCGGCGTCGAGACGGCGGAGCCCTTCCCACACCCATTCTCGTTGTGCCAACTCGCGGGACCACGCATCAGGAATTGTGGGGAGGCCTGTTGCGTGAACGTTGACGATCCGGTCAGCCCACGGAGCGAACCGGTCCATGTGGTCTTGGAGATGGAACGGCTTTGGGGTGTTGCCACCGTGGGTTACGTCAGCTTCGACAATCACCCAATAGTCGACTGCCGAGTCCATCTCGGTCAGTCTGCATTCGAGGATGTCGAACTCGTTGTTGAACGAGAACGTATCAATCCGTTTCACGCTTCACGAACCCGGCCGAGGCCCTGCACCTGCATCGCGACGAACGGGCGGCGACGCAACCACTCGGCCTCATCAGCCGAACGTTGCGACCAACCCTTCCGGTACACGTCGTCCGGCTCAGCGAGCCCCATATCTGGGTGGAGATGTTCCACCATCGACGCGAGGCACGGCGTGAACACCCTACGAGCCTTCGCGAGCTCGACCAGTTCGACGTCCGAGTAGAAGTGGCCGTACCCCTCATGGAACACGCCGCCTTGCAACGAACCGCCATGCTCATCGACATACGAACGGCGGACGAAGAAATGGTCGGCGTGACTGCCGTTCGCCACCTTCGGGTTGCCTTGCCCAGTGAGCGAATCGTTCGTGCCGATCACATCGAACTCGTCGGACAAACCGCGGGCAGCGTCAATCCACCCCTTATGGAACCGGACGTCGTCACCAGCAACAAAAATCCACGGTTCTGACGTCTGCCCGAACGCCCAGTTGACTTTCTGGGCGTACGTCCCCGCCTTGTCGGCCGTGTAGACAATCACGTCGGCGCCGGCGTCTTTCACCGCGGCGATCTCGACGGGATCGTCAGCGTCGCACACGAAATACAGGTTCGCTACCCCACGCCCCGACGCCGACCGGAACGAATCGACAAGCGGCTGCACGTTCTGAGGGCGGGACAACACCGGGACGATGACCGCCACCCCGTCACGCGACGGAATCTTCGGGCGGTCCAACTCGACCGGCTCGCCAGCCATCTCCGCGAGGAGCGGCTTCCAGTACCGGTCGAACACAAGGTCGGCGTCGTACTCGCGTGCCTTCCCGATCGCCGTGTCACGGTTGATTTCCGAACCGCGTTCTTCGTACGCCTGTTCCAACGCGTCGATGATGTGACGGACGTCAGCTTTCATGTACCAGGCTTGCAACGCCGGGTCCCAGTCACGTTCGCCACTCACTGTCCATCCCGCACCAACCAATTCGGGTTGGGCAGAAAACCGGGAGACGATGACTGGCGTACCACACGCTTGCGCTTCGATCAGTGGGACACAGAACCCCTCCCCCCGTGAAGGGGCGAGAAGCACATCAGCAGCCGAATACGCGGTGGCGAGCTGTTCAGGGCTGATGAACCCGCACCGGTAGGCGTACTGGTCACAAAACTTGAGTTGATGTTCCGCGATTCCAGACGCCATCGCCAACTCGATCAAGTTGATCCCATTCGCGTACGGTCCCCACTGCTCCGAATGGACTAGCAGGACCGCGTCTGGGTGACGTTTCGCGAACTGGCCGAACGCTATGAACGCCTCAGGGAAACCCTTCCGTGACGGGTACGCCCCCTTGTTCATCCCGTTGATCATCACGACGAACTGATCGTCAACGAATCCGGCGATCCGTTTCGCGTCGTCAACGGGAGCGAAAAGCGTCGTGTCGACGGCGAGGGGCACGTATTTCGGGTCGAGGCCCTTCTGGCGGAGGAGATGTTCCCCAAACCGGGACATCGCGACTGGTACCGCGTCTGTCCTAGCGAAAAACTCGGTGACCGCTACCGGGGCTGGTTCATGGTCGACAGGTGTCCACGCCGCAACGTTGAACTCGCGCAACGCCGGTGACGACAAGCCGAACACATCCATGATTGGGATGATCCACCCACCCAACGGGTCACCGTTGAACCACCGGATTGCGTGGTCGTGGAGGACGTCGTTGCCGTACGCCTCCCCGGAACAGGGGAGGAGCGGAATGCCATCCCAGCTACCAAGCCCGGTTTGGTGGCCGTAGTAGACGGAGATCGCTACTTCGTGGCCTGCGTCCCGCAACCTTGATGCGAGAAGCGCAGTTTGGACGCCGTAACCCGTAGGGGTGTTCGGCCCGTTGGAGTGCAGCAGGAGACGCACTTACCGGGTCTCCTGCTGCACTCCAACGGGC